AGCACAAAGACTGCGTGGAAAAAAGCAATTATCTACAAGATATACTGGAATTATACTTGATGACTTTGAATCTGAGCTAAATACAAAGACTCCTGATGCAAGACAACAAATAAAGAATTGGGTAACAGCTGCTGTATATCCAGCTATTGATTTTGATAAAGGTGGTTTTTTATGGTGTAATGGAACTATTGTGCATTATGATTCATTTTTAAATGGACTTGTAAGAAACCACAAAGAAGCTATGAATAATGGCGAAGAGTATTCTTGGGATTTAATTACATATAAAGCAATACTTGATGATGGCAATCCTTTATGGCCTTCAAGATGGCCTTTAAAAAAATTAGAAGAAAGAAAACAATTTTACATTGATTCTGGAACTCCATCTAAGTTTTATCAGGAGTATATGAATCAGGCTAAATCTCCTGAAGACCAAATATTTTCTGAAAGTGACATAACAGACAATTTATATGGTGGAAACGTAAGATTTGATAATGAAAGAAATTCTTGGTATATAAAGTTAGATGATGGGAGGATAGAATATGTCAATATTTATATGGGCGTTGACCCTGCTTCTACACTTAGTTCTAGGAATGACTATAGTGTTATTATGGTTATTGGTGTTACCGCTGAGTATGATTATTACATTATCGAATATTGGAGACAACGAGTTTTACCCATGGACTGCGCAGATGAGATATTTAAAATCGCTGAACGATATAAACCAATAAAAAGAATAAACATTGAAACAATATCATATCAAGAAATGTTAAGAGATTATGTTCATAAAAGAAGTAAAAAAGAAGGAAAGTTTTTACCAGGTATTGAGCAAGGAATTAAAGGATATGGTAATCAAAAGAAAAAAGATAGATTATTTGAAGGTTTACAACCTATGTTTAGAGCTGGTGCTGTTCATTTAAAAAAAGATATGCATGAATTTATTGGAGAATTACTTGATTTTCCAAAAGGAACTCATGATGATACAATTGATGCATTTTGGTTATCAACTCAATTTGCTAAAGGCAGCAAATCAGCAAGTAAAATTAAAAGAGTTAAAAACGATAGAGAAGAATGGGAAAAGCCAAAAAAAACGTATAATTGGATTACAGGGGCAAGGACTTGATTATTAATATAAATATGTTATATATTACATAGCATGATAGAATCCGATAAAAAAGCAATTTACACCAAAGAACTGTATGATAGATGGCATGATGCTCGTAAAGAGTGGGAAGACCATGCTCGTGAAGATATTGATTTTTATTTAGGAAATCATTTTAGTGCATCGGAGGCAGAAGAACTTGCATCCAGAAATCAATCAAATATACCATTAGATAGAATATATTCTGCAATTGAGCAGTTTAAAGCTATTATAACATCAAAGCCTCCAAAATTTTCGGCAATGCCGAGAGAAGACTCAGATAGTGATTTAGCTAATGTATGGAGAACAATACTTGAATATATTTGGAATATATCTGATGGTAACGAAGTATTTAAACAAACTATACATGATTATGCAGTTACAGGACTTGGTTATTTTTATGCATATGTAGATAGAGAAGCTGATTATGGTAGAGGCGAAGTTAAATTTACATATATAGACCCATTTAGAGTTGTAGTTGACCCTAATGCTAGAAGTAAGTACTTTGATGATGCTACAGGAATGATGTTATCTACAATATTTACAAAATTTCAATTATTGGATTTATATCCACAATTATCAGAAGAACAAGAAGATGGTAAACTTCTTATTGATTTAGTTGAATCATATTATGAAGATGATACTTATCCATCTCCTAAAAATCAAAGAACTGTTGGAACATTTACTCCTGATTACGTTAAAGATAAAGATACAGGTGAAGGCTCAGAAAAATATCAGTTAATTGAGCATTTTTCTAAAGTTAAAGTTCCTTATTATAGAATCTTAGATATGCAATCAGGAGAAGAAAGAATACTTGACTCTGAAAACATGGAAAAATTCTTATCTGATAATAAAATTGCAAAAGCTTTAGAACAAGGATTGATTGATGTTGTTGAAGTACAACAAACAAGAATTAAACTTACATGCACTCTTGGGCAAATAGTTTTATATGAATATATATTAAACACTGATAAATATCCTATTGTGCCTGTTCCGAATATTTGGACTAATACTCCATATCCTATGAGTGATGTAAGAAAGAATAAAGATTTCCAAAGATTTTTAAACAAAACAATGTCGCTTATTACATCTCATGCACAAGCGTCATCTGGGTTAAAATTACTTATACCACAGGGAAGTGTTGATGATATTGAAGAACTTGAAAGAAATTGGGCAAATCCGAATGCAACTATTGAATATGACCCTTCTTTTGGCGAACCGCATTTTCCCTCTCCTCAACCTTTATCTAACTCAGTTATGCAGTTGCCTCAACTTATTGAGAAATATATTGATTTAAATATGGGTATATTTGAAATGATGCAAGGAAATACTGATGTAGCTCCAAAAACATCTTCAGCTACAATGATGCTTGAAGATTTTGGACAAAGAAGAAGTAAATCTAAATTAAGAGATATTGAAGGTTCACTTAGACGTTTAGGGCAAGTTATTTATAATTTATCTAAAGAGCATTATACATTTAAAAAAGTATTTAGAGTTGTTCAACCAAATAATGATTTAAGTGAATATATGGTTAATTTCTATAATGATAAATCTCAAGCAATTAGTGAAATGATGAATGATTTAACAATTGGACAGTATGATATAAATATAATTGGTAATTCAACAATGCCATCAAATAGATGGGGTGAATGGTCAATTTATATGGAAGCTTATCAGTCTGGTTTAATAGACCAAACTGAAGCATTAATGAAAACAGATATATTTGATAAAGAAGGGGTGTTGCAAAGAATGGATATTGTTGCTAAATTACAGGCGCAATTACAGCAAGCAGAAGAACAAATTAAGAATTTAGAAGGTGATTTACAAACAGCTCACAGAGAGTCAATCTCATCAAGGAAGAAAGTTGAAGTTGAGAAATTCAAATCTGAGCTTAAATCACAAGAATCACAATCCAAGTCAGCTAATAATTTAGCGATTGGAAAACTTGAAAGCGCAGTTAAACTCGAAGCAGAGAAGTTACGTTTACGTGGCCAAGCTCAAGAAAAGCAAGAGAGATTGCAAAGAAAAGGAGAGTAAAATGGATAACGCATTAGAAAATAACAATCTTGAAGAAGGTCAAGTTACTGATAATGTAGGGCAAGATGAAGCAACTCAGCAGCAAGAATCTAATAATGATTGGGAATCTCAAGCTAAGTATTTTCAATCAGAAAAAGATAAACTACATGCTGAAAATCAGAAGTTAAAACAATATGAACAAATTGGTCAAATGTTGGAATCACGACCAGATATAGTACAAACTATATCAGGAATGGTACAAGGTGGTCAACCAGCTCCACAATCTGAACATATTGAATTATCTAAGGATGAGTTTGACCCTTGGGAAGCCTTTAATGACCCATCGTCTAAGTCGTATAAATATCGACAACAGTTACAAGATGCTGAAGTTGAAAAACGTGTTCAAAGCCAAGTAAGTGAAGTTAAAAAAGAAGTTGGTATGTCTAAACTTCAAACTGAACTTGCTAACAAAGGATTAAATCCTGAGCAAATTAATTCATTTATGGATTTTGCTAGTAAGAATCCTGCGGAATATGGCATTGATGGCGCTATCAATATGTGGCAAGCTGTAACTCAAAAGCCGACTGAAGGTGAAAGTAATACAAATAATCCACTTGATGCTATACGTCAAAATCAAGCAGTTCCTCAACAAGCTGGTATTTTAAATGGTGAGAAACCTGTAAAGAAGGATGACAAAGATTCAATGTGGGATGCAATTACAAAAGCTGGTAGTCGTGCTAATGTATTGTAAATTATAAACTAAAGGAGAATAAATGGCTACTTATAATAGTGGACAAGTAAAATTCGGAACTCCTGGTGCAGTTATTGATAGTACTATACCATCAAGAAGACTGTATGATTTTAGCGATAGGGTCGCAGACTTAGCTCCAGAAGAATCTCCGTTTTTTGTATATTTGTCAAAAGTAGGAAAAGTTCC